TTCGGTAACCTATTCTTAATGAATGAAGGTATCTTATCTGCAAACCCTAATTGTTTTTTAAATAGAGCAAGTCTTGCTCCCTTTGCTGTATGTTCTACAGTGACTGGATATGTATAATCATCATAGTATCCAACTTCACCGTTTACTTGATCATGTGCTTCTTGTTGCCATGCTTCAAAGTATTGTCTTACTTTATGGTCATTCATAACTATGAAATTTAAATTCATGTCTGTTATAGCATAACCATTAGCAATCTTACGTACTTTTGTACCCAGAGTATAATCTGCCGAAGTGATCTGTCGGCCTGGTAATACAGTTGCACTACAGAGAATCGATAGTTCCCTTGCGTCTACCTTAAATGTTTTTAATTGCGGTAAGGTCACGACAAACTGGTGTGGTTGTGCCATACCACCAGATTGTGATATCTGTGCCTTTAATGTCTCTGTTGAAAATCCTGCACTCATTAGATTAACTGCCTACTGTCGTAATGTACTTTGTAACTATTTGCCTTACGGAATTGTGCAGTCGGTAGGAAGATAGCAATCTCCCATTCTGGTGCAGGTACTTCCGCAAACTTACTTGTGACTTGAGAGTTCAGATAATGCTTCACACATGGTTTGAAGTATCTCAAGTTAGAGGATTTCTGAAGCATTCTATATGTCAATTTAAACTTTGTATCATCGGTTACATTGCTACCTTGTATATCCATTAGGTTTGCAAAGAATTGCATACGTAACTTAGGTGGTAGGTAATGTAAGTTCAACCCAAGGAATCCACCTTTTGCAGGTTTAATTACAATAACAAGAGGGAAGACATCATAGTAAGGCAGGGTGTCTTTATGTTTTGGATCGTAGGTAAACATATACATGCCACCAATGATCTGTTTAGACCTTGACTTAATAGGATCTTCCTTCATCAATGCTTCACGATTAATAGAACGCATGTTCATTGCCTTCTTCATAAACCACTCACGTGATTCTTTCGTACGAGGAGTAATCCCTGCACGGAAAGCATTTCGTTCTAATCTATTAAAAATATCAGACATATACCGTCTCTCTAAAATCCATACCCTTATTTATACACTTTAACAACTATTTTTTTCGTTTGTATGGTTTTAACTTTTTTAGGGGTTTGAATGGTTTCTTTCCCATAGGTTTAGGTAATAAACCCATAGCACGTAATTCGTTCTCAGTCCAGATTTCAAAATGCCACCCCCTATCCATTGCAAACTTCTTTGCTTCTTTCCATTTACTCACATTCTTAATAAAGGTTAATCCTTCATTTAATATACGTCTACGTGATATACCCTTTCCTGTTTTGGGTGGTAATGTTTCTTTGTGTGGTTTTACTTCAACTAATACAGTTCTACCGTCCTTATACTTAATAACAAAATCCATGAAATACCTATGAACTTTCTTATCTGTTTCACATATATAAGGTATAACACACTCTTCACTACCCCATTTAACCACATTGGGGTTGGCATCTGCCCAGTTCATAACGGAGAGTTCCCATCCCGAACGATATATCACGTTCGATGGATCCCCCAGATACTTGTCTGGATTTTTAATTTTGTACTTTCCTTTGTAAGTTTTCATATAAATAGAACCATAACATTTACAAACTATTTATGGAATAACTTAGATGGGATTTTTAAAAGACGATTTTCAAGAGAAATTAGACAAAGAAGCAGATCGTGCCGCTCGTAAATTAGGCAATGCGATTAATGGCATCATTGATGATGCAGGTCGTGAACTGGGTGATACCCCTCGTGTTGATGATCCTTCTGCATTAGTACCAGATCCTAATGATATGAGATATCCTCTTGAGCAGGATACTTACAAAGCAACGGTAACTTTTACAGTATTAGAAGAAGTATCTACTGGTACAACTCCCACTATAACAGATACCGCAAATAAACAACAGGACGATAAAAAAGCAATTGACGATGCTGTTGCAGAAAGAATAGAGGGTGGAGAGTCTATTACTGAAGAGGTGAAGAAACAATTCCAAAAAATTGATAGGATGTTAGGTATATCAAACGCAGTAAAACCTAAGAAGACAGTTATGGGTAAGTCTGTAACAATGTATCTACCACTTGGGTTAACATNNTGCATTTGGTGCAACCATGGAAACTGGTATTGGTATTGCTAAATCTATGACATCTGGAATTAATTCATTTATCGAGAACTTTAAAGCACCAGACACACCGAATGGTGGAGATCTTGCTAAACTTGGTGCAATTGGTCTTACTAAAAAGATACCTTCACTTGCCGCCGAAGCAGGTATGGTAGCAAAACTTTCTGGTGGTGTTACTTTAAATCCAAACGAACGTGTATTATTTGAACAACCAAATATCCGTGAGTTCGCATTTACCTTTAAGATGATTGCAAGATCTAAAGCAGAACAGGCACAAGTAAATGCAATCATTAAGCATCTAAGATCTGAACTATACCCAGAAGAGATTACAGCACCAGTAGGTAACGATAAAGAAATTGCACTTGGTTATAGGTTCCCGAATAAGTTTGATATCAAATTCCATTATGATGGGAAGAAGGTTCCAGGCCTTGCCAACATGCAACCATGTTTCTTACAGGGTGTTGACACAGTATACAACGCAAGTCAAATGGCATTCCATGGAGACGGAAACTTTATGGAAATAGACATGACATTAAGGTTTAAAGAAACTCGTGCTCTTACAAAACCAAAAGTACAGGAGGGTTTCTAAATGTCGTATTTTAAGAATTTTAGTCCAACAATTTATCGTTTTGGAAATGAGACTTCCTTTGCGGTTACAACTAATCTAACTCAATATACTGATTTGGTTGATCAAATAAAAGATCAAGTTATGATGGTAGATGATTATACCATACCTGTGAATGAAAGACCAGATCAAACATCATTTAAATTGTACAGTACAACTGATCATTATTGGACATTCTTTCTCGCAAATGACCACATAAGAGAAAGAGGATGGCCCTTGACTCTAAAAGAAGTTGACAAGGCGGCAGAATTAAGGTATCCTCATAGAATGGTGACATGTCAACTACGACATCAAGACGTTGTTGATTACTACGATGAAACTAATACGAACCTATTATGCGTACTAAAATTGTAGGTACAGCACCAGATAACTTTGAAGTAGGTAAAATAGTAACAGGTAACGTATCTGGTACTGTCGGTAAAATTATTTCCAGAGATCTATCACTTGGTACATTTATTATTGATACTCAATCAGTAAGTGTAGAGAGTGAAGTAAATGAACAAGTAGTTCAACCTAATAGTAATGGTGTTCTTGTTTTGGAAAGAACAGATACAGCAGAAGCAGAAACTTTTGTAAAACCATTACAATGGACATTGACTCGTGATGGTGAAACACTTACAAACATCAATATAGAAATAGATCCATTTGGAAGGAAAGCAACACTAAGTGCTATAGGGTTTACGCCTGGAGCAGTTTATAAATTGTCATATCTTATTGAAACAAAGAACACAACAGACGGAACATTTAGGGTAGGAGAAGATTTAGTTTATCCAAACCCTGCTGGCGGAACAACATCATTGATTGTTCATGCAGAGTCATCTCAATTAAAAGGTGTACATCATTACGAAGATGCAGATGGTAATTGGGTAGACATCGATCCTTTGTCACAGAACACTTACAGTGCTACAGCAATTTCTCATCTTGAATATCTAAGAGCAAAGAATGAAGAGTTGCGTCAAATCAGAGTTATAGATCCAAATCTAATTGACGGTGTTGTATCTGATTTCGCAGAGGCAATGAGACGTAAAGCATAATGAAAAGACAATCCCAGTTTAAATATGAGAAAGCAGAGATAACGAGTGAGCGTTTACCAGACTTACCTATGGATATTCGTCCACTTATTGTTGAACTTGTATTATATGAATCACTTGATAAACCATATATTACTGGACAGATAGCAATTGGAGACGATCAAGGTATATTTGATTCTATAGGATTCTCTGGAACTGAAAGACTTCATATACAAATGATGTCTGAGTTTGCAGATTCAAAAACAGATAAAGTAGTAATGGATAGATCATTTATTATGTCTGGTATTGATAGGATTGAGAAATCATCTAACGCAGGTAACTCATCTGTTTATTTGTTTTCTCTTATAGATGAACATGCATTTGTTTCCAAAACAAAAAACATATCAGGTTCTATCAAAGACGATCTACAGAAAGAGATTCTTAAACTATGTCAAAATGAATGTGGTAAAAATGTTGACCTATCATATTCACAAGGAACAGTACAGAATAATTTTCGTGGAGTGATTCCATACATGCACCCACTTGAGGCGGCAACATGGTTAACCAGTAAAGCAACTACGGATGTTGGTGCACCTTATTATTTGTATGCATCTATTCATGATACTAATCTAAGATTGGGTTCTTTGGATAAAATGTTAGAACAAGAACCATGGAATTCAGCATTACCCTACACCTATTCACCATCTAATGTACAAAAGCAAGAAGAGGATGGTGGTTCAGATGAGCAATACTTCCAAGTAGTAACAATGAGAGCATCAAAATTACAGAACACATTGACTCAATTGACAGCAGGTGGCATAGGAACAAAATATACTATTACTGATATTAGTAACGGACGAACAACTGCACAACATTTCTCTATTAAGAAGTTGATCAAGCAAGCAGATGAAGCAGGTATTATTAAAAGTCAGAAACAAAATATTTATGATCCATTTTATAAAACACCAGATTTCGAAGAAGTAAATATCGAAGGTGCACATCTACACGATACAGACGCATGCATATATCATAACGTTGTATCACGTGGTGTATATGGTGATAAGAAATCAATACATGACGAAGTTACAAACGCAATGTTTCTGAAGAAAATACAAGCAGGTGCATTCCGTAATATGATATTTAAAAATTTATATGACGTAACAGTCCCAGGCCCAGGCTTCATTAAGTCTGGTGGATCCGTAGGTGATAGAATACGTATTAATGTTCTTGCAGATGATGTTGGTGATAATTTAAATCACCAGTTAGATACATTAAGATCTGGTGATTTTATTGTTTATAATACAAGACACCAGTTTTCAAATACAATGCATAACGTTGCTATGACAGTAACCAAACTTGAACAGGGAGGTGCAGTAAGTGAATAAGTATTATGGTGATAATACTCGTTGGTTTGTTGCAGATGTAGTTGATGCATCTCCACCATATGGATATGAAGGTCGTGTTCGTGTTCGTATTCATGGTGTACACAACCCTGCCACAAGAGCAATTGCACAAAATGATTTGCCATGGGCACAGTGTGTAATACCTACAACCGAAGGTGGAGTATCTGGTATTGGATTCTCTCCATCATTACAATCTGGTGCATTGGTATTTGGTTTCTTCATGGACGGCAAAGAATCACAAACACCTATTGTAATTGNNAGCAAGAACAGAGTTCCCTACACCAGTACAGAAATCAGTAGCATACGATGAATTATTAGAAAAGACAAAAGTACAAGAAGACTTTTATAATCAATCTGTATCTGGTATTGACGAAGATGACACAGCATTGTATAATGATCTTAGGGATGAAGAACCTACAGGTAAGACAACTCTATATCGAAGAGATGTAGCAGTCAAGTTCTTTTTATCTAACGGATATACAATTAAACAATCATCCGCACTTGTAGGTGTAATGGAATCTATTAACAGTAAGTTTGATACTACATTCGAGAATGCAGGTGGACTTGGATTAATGGGTTGGTCAGATATAAGATTCACACGTCTCAAAGCATTCAGTAACACATGGTGGCACTTTTCTACTCAATTAGCATTCATATTGTTTGAACTAAATAGTTCACACATTGATGCAAACATCCGTATTCTAAACTCAGATGTAGTTGATAAGAATAAAGGGAAGGCACTTGGTGGCATTATAGGAAGACATTATGCACCAATACGTGGTGATTATGATGCAGATGCATTAAGAATATTTGAACTATATTCTAATAAGAAGGTTTAACATGTCAGATTTAGGAACATTAAACAGTAAATTAAAAGCAAACACTAAGTTAAAGTCTTATAAAGACGATATTACAAGTGCTGTTGGTAATGTTGCGGACATACAAAAAGTAAATGACGTAACTGTATTGGGACAAGAAGTAGGACAAGCAGTTAATAATGTCAAGAGTTTGGATAATAATAAAGACAAACTAACACAGAATATTAAGGGAAGTAGTGCAGGACAAGTTGCACAAGTACTCCCAGGCGCAGGTGGATTACCTAAACCAGATGCAGACGCATTCAAGGTTGGAATATCCGCAGGTAGCGCAACAATTACAAATGTGGCAGAACAAATCTCCACATTAACGTTTGATAGTGCAGGTGACACCATTGGAACGGAGTCTCTGGTTGATGGAATCACAGTCCCAACACTCTCCATGTCTGGAACCGATGTGGAATCTGCACTATCCTCTGTCACTGCATCATTGACTGGTATTGTTCCACCCACAGAACCAATTACTATTGTTACCGTTGGGGGTGCAGTACTTGATGAATTAGTAGGTGCAGTAGAAGAAGCAGTAGAAAGAAAAGGATCTCTATTAAGTCAGATTCAATCAACTGCATCATCTGCCACAGCACAAGACGGTGGATTAGGATCAGAACTTACATCATCTCTTGATAAGATGAAAGGTGATCTCGATAAAGCAAAAGCAGATATTGAAAGTAGCAAAGCAATGACTGATATGGCAGGTGCTGTATCCGCAGTCGAAGGTGTTGCTAACGAAGCATCCGCACAAGTTGCATCTGCACAAGGTGCATTAG